TGTATTTTCACCGTATCTTCATTTAATTCCAAAGAACACATACAAGTTTGACCAGAGTGACTCTTCCAATTCTGGACACCCTTTACTGTTCTATCTAGATGCCGCTAAAGCAACTGCATTTACAACAGGCGTAACGACAAGTGGAACGCCTGGCAATGCTGGTGCTTATACACAAATTATTGTCTCAGATACGACACCTTCTGTCTTACACTATCAATGTTCTGCACATGGAAACATGGGTTGGGCTGCATTTACAAACACAAGAAACCTTACAAATTTTGATACGGATGACCTTTCAGAAGGTTCATCTAATCTTTATCATACAACTGCAAGAGTAAACTCTGCGATTGATAGTAGAGTAAATGCAACATTTGTTAATAATCTAACAATCGTTGCTGACACTGCAACTGCACTCGCAAATGCAAGAAATATTGGTGGAGTATCATTTGATGGTACTGCTGATATAAACTTGCCTGGCGTAAATGCATCTGGTAATCAAGACACTTCTGGTAATGCAGCTACTGCTACGACACTTGCAACTTCAAGAAACATTCATGGTGTTGCATTTAACGGTTCTGCTGATATTGACTTATCTGAAGTTATTCAAGATACAGTCGGTGCAATGTTCTCTAGTAATACAGAGACAAATATTACTGCAACATACCAAGATAGTGATGGAACAATAGACCTTGTTGTTTCTGCATCTGGTATTGCAAGTCTTGCCGATGATTCTTCGCCCCAACTTGGAGGCGACTTAGATGTTAACGGTAACTCAATCGTATCTGCATCAAATGGTAATATTGCGATTACACCAAACGGTTCTGGTAAGGTAATCATTGACGGATTGTCACACCCACAAGCAGACGGTAACGCAGGCCAAGTTCTAAAGACAGATGGTTCTGGTAATCTTGCATTTGCATCTGTAGGTTCACTTGCTGGTGCTGGCATTCAAAATATCTCAGATGATAGTTCTCCCCAACTTGGAGGCAACCTAGATGTAGTTACTCACAGTATTGTGTCCACATCTAATAGAAATATTACCCTTACACCAAATGGTTCTGGTAAAGTTGTTGTGGGAACAAATGGTATTCAGTTTGATGATGGTAGTATTCAGACGGCCGCTGGTGCATCTCAAGGGTTCGCAATTGCGATGGGTGTCGCACTTGGTTGATATAAATAGTAATAAAGGAAAGATTAAATGGCAAATCCAAATTCAAGAGCGAACTTAAAAGAGTATTGTCTCAGACAACTTGGTAAGCCTGTGATTGAAATTAATGTTGATGATGACCAAGTTGATGACAGAATTGACGAGGCATTACAGTACTTCGCTCAATATCATTACGATGGTGTGGAGAGGATGTACTTAAAACATCAAATCACACAGGCAGAAATCGACAGGGCTGCGACTAATGACTCAACGACTGCGACAGACAAGGTAGATAATTCAATCACTGCAACGTGGTTGGAAGGTAAAGGATTCATTCCTGTGCCAGATAGTGTTCTGTCTGTTGTTAAGGTATTTGACTTCACTGACAAAGCGAATCTAAATCTATTTGATGTTCGTTATCAGTTGAGATTAAATGACCTTTATGACTTCTCAAGTACTTCGGTGTTACATTATCAGATGACGATGCAACACTTAGATTTTCTTGACCACATTCTTGTTGGTGAGAAACCTCTACGTTTCAATCAACACATGAACAGATTATATCTGGATATGGATTGGGGTAACGATGTAACGGCTGGTGAGTTTATCATCATTGAATGTTACAGAAAGTTAGACCCTACTACATACACAGATGTTTTCAATGACATCTATTTAAAAAGATATACAACCGCACTGATTAAAAGACAATGGGGTGCAAACCTTTCTAAGTTTGAGGGTGTGCAGATGTTAGGTGGTGTAACATTAAACGGTGCAAAGATTTTTGAGGAAGCAAACGCTGATATTGAAAAATTAGAAGAACAAATACAACTCGCATATGAGTTACCACCAAACTATATGATAGGATAATTTGATGCCAACAAACGTGTATTTTGACACAGGTACGAAACCAGAACAACATCTCTATGAAGATTTGATGATAGAGCAGTTGAAGATTTATGGTCAAGACGTATACTACATTCCAAGAACTCTTGTGAAAGAGGACAACCTCTTGGGTGAGGACGTATTGTCTAAATTTGGTGACGCATACTTAATCGAAATGTACTTTGAGAATGTAGAGGGATATGAAGGTGAAAAAGAAGTCATGTCCAAGTTTGGTTTACAGATGAATGAAGATGCAACATTTATTGTTGCAAAAAGAAGATTTGAACAGTTAGTATCTGGTGATGCAAATTTGATAGTTAAGACACGGCCGAATGAGGGTGACCTTGTTTACTTCCCTAAAGTAAATAAGATGTTTGAGATTTCATTCGTTGACCACGATGACCCATTCTATCAAATACATAATGTACCAGCATACAAACTCAAAGTCAAGACCTTTGAATACAGTTCAGAGGATATGGACACAGGTATTGCAGAAATTGATGCAGTCGAAACAGATAATTCATTGGATGCTGGTAATCACCAGTTGTCTATGGAAGACGGTACAGGTTCAATCCTGTCTGAAACAGGACACTATATAATACTAGAAACTTATAAAGTTGACACCATTGATGAAAATGCAATGAATGATTTTTTTGAAACGGCCGATGATACGGTTCTGGATTTCACAGAATCTAATCCATTCGGTGATATTGGAAGGTTAGGATAATATGTTAGGACAACAATTTTACCATGAAACAATGCGAAAGGTTGTCGTTGCGTTTGGAACTATGTTTAACAACATTCAGTTAGTTCGTATGAACAATGCTGGAGAAGTAACGCAAACGATGAAAGTTCCTCTTGCGTATGGCCCAAAGAACAAGTGGTTAGCAAGACTTAGAGAAGACCCCAATCTTACAAAGAAGGTTGCGGTTACTTTGCCACGCATTGGTTTTGAAATTCAAACCGTTTCCTATGATTCATCTCGTAAACTAAATTCTATTCAGAAGTTGAAGAAGGTAAACTCATCTGCACAAGGTAAGACGATGAGTCAACAGTTCATGCCAGTTCCATACAACATGGATTTTCAACTCAGTATTATGGCAAAGAATTCTGATGATGCATTGCAAATTGTAGAACAAATCCTTCCATTCTTCCAACCAGATTACACGGTGACTTTGAATGATAACGCTGCGATGGGTACAACTAGGGATGTTCCTATTGTTTTAACAAATGTTGGTTATGAAGATAATTATGAAGCAGACATGATTACAAGACGAGCAATCATCTATACTCTGGATTTTACTGCCAAGTTCTATCTCTATGGCCCTGTCACTGACCAGAAGGTTATTAAGACAGTACAGGTTGACCAGTATACGGATATGCCTGTTAATACACCTAAGAGAGAACAGAGATATTCTGTTGCACCTAGTCCTGCCTCTGCTGATGCAGATGACGATTTTGGTTTCAATGAGACAACCTCATTCTTTGAGGACGCAAAGAATTACGATGAAACGACAGGTACAGACACAGATGATGCATAAATACTATAAAGGAAAAAGATAATGCCAATTAGACAAGTAACATCAAGAAGCCTTAAAGATGGTGAAATCGTACAAGCAGATTTTGATTCGTCTGTTTCGTTTGGTGCTGGTTTCTTTCAAGGAGAGAACGGCACAACTGGTGACACTTCTTCTGGTAAGGGTGATATTTTTCGTGTAAACGAATCAACATTGAATACCAGTGTGACTATCGCATCTGGTGATAATGCATCATGTGCTGGGCCTCTGACGGTATCAACTTCTGGAACTGTAAACCTTACAGTCAACGGAAATCTGACGATTGTATAGGGGATAGACATGGCATCAACATTAACAGTAGATAATATTCAAGGTGCAACGGCAACAGGTAATGTTCATATTCCTGGCCATGTGGTTCAAGTTGTGCATAGCGCAGACGGCACCAATGACATAAATATTACATCAGCATCATTTACACATACGGGCCTTACCGCTCAAATTACACCCAGATATTCAAACAGCAAAATCTTGGTGATAGTTTCTCAACAAGCCCGTCAGTTGATATCAGGCACAGGTTCAATGACCGTTAACATTCGACTTTATAGAAATGGCAGTGCGGTCACCGGCACCAATCAAAGACGATTAGAAAGAAGCGGGTGGAATGGGTATGTAACGACATTTGCTGGTTTTGTGTATGAGGATAGTCCTAATACTACGAGTCAAGTTGAATATAAAACATTCGCTGCAAGAGCAACAGGTGATGCCGTCAAGTTTCAACATGACAACACAGATGGTCGAATGACTTTGATGGAGATTGCACAATGAGTACTTTATTTGTAAACAATCTTAACACTGCAAGTGGTTCAACGATTACAGTTCCTACTGGTAAAAAAGTTATTGTAACTGATGAGGGTGGTCTAGTAATGCCTGGAACAGTTATACAAACTGCTAATAATCAAACTACAAGT